GGCCACTTCGTGTGGCCTAACCCCAGTGTACTGCCGCCGATAGTGGGTCTCTACACCCAGACACTATTTCTGACAGGTAACTGTCCTTGCCTTGTACAGCGTGTATGGGCACACCATAACTTTTGGCAAGTGACACCTTTGTTCCGGAGAATAGGTGTCTGAACATACCATACTGTTTTGCTTTCAGTCTCATATTATCGTCAACCAACGTCTTTTCAACGTATAGTCCGAATCGATAATCTGCTGACCTGTCATAAACAGCTAGGTTAGTTCTAGTAAGTATTGTTTTGAAGTAATTTGATAATCCATACTTCTTGGATATGCGCTTGGAAAACGTAAAACACCCTGGTAAGATTGGCAAACGTGGCCCACTTTCATGTGAACCACTGCCATCCGCCTTAATCCTAGTGCGGTGATAACGTTTCTCTAAAGCTCTATCACTGACATCTTCATTATAACCTCCCAGACTGATATGTATATTTTCCATATCTAATATGTCTAAAAAATTAAGATCCCACTTATCACAAGTAAATTTGAGTTGAGCTCTGTAAAGGCGTTCAACTACTTTTCTATTGCCCTTTCTTGATAATATCTCTTGCTTTCTAGTATAAATAGAACGTAAAATAGAAACCGGATCATTCGGAATCACAGTCTCTGTAGGACCGTGTACAAATGTGGCAACTGAACGTGCTAAGTACTGCGAACCTGTGCCAGTGCGGTGGTCCACTCTTAAAAACTCTGCAATTGCGCCAAGAAAACATTTAGTATTCTGAAAACGCACATTCTTACTAACTGCATTATATTCTAGCTGTTGTACTTGTTTCAAGCTAGTAACAGCACCTAGAATATCATCTCCATTGTGGGTAGTCGTAATAGGTGTTTTCTCTGTGATTACTTGAGTATAAATATAATTAAGTATAGTATTCATAAAAGTTGTCAAGCGCCAACCCGACAATAGGGTACCTTCCGCTTTATAACGAACGCCATCACCTCCAGTGATGTACATATTTTCTAAGGATTGTCTCACCCAGTATATAGCTCGTAGCTGATCTAATTCCAGGTATGTCTTATATGTGTATAAGTAAGCGTCTAGCACTGCCTGCATACTAGATAAACTATGTTGCGAATTAAAATCTTGAAAGTCAAAACAATAAGGCACTCCATCTCTCAATACCTGCTCAACAGTACGAGATACCTTTTTTGCCTCTGCCTCTACACCAATTGGAAATAGACCAGCTAACAACTCTTCACATCCTGCCAAGCCGAAGCTAGACATAATAAAATTAGTGTTATCAACACCATATATAGCTCTATTCTTTCCCCATTCATATTTTTCTGAGGACCTTGCACACATTTCTGGTTTCCTGCTAAAGAAATGAGAGAAATCATAATCCGGCATAGCATTAAAACCGTAGAATTTATGCCGCATAGTGTGTTCCTTGTGCCTGAACTTCTCATCTTCTGGGTACTGACTGTTGTACGCACCAGTCGGACTCCACTGCCAGCGTGTAGCCCAGAAGTTATCCCAACTATATCTTTTAGGCCTGCCTTTTAACCGGGTTAAATTTTTGAAGAGTCGCGCTGCATGATTAAATATAGTATTGGAGTCTATATTAACTACGTTAAGTTCTATACGATTACGACGTTCCTGCGCCCAATCTACAGTACCAACCCCCCTATTAACTAGAACCTCTAATTCAAAGAAAGGTGTTAAGTCAAGTGGTAGTAAGTTCTGTAATGCTTTAAGTTTTAGAGTAAACTTATTTTTTATCGAGTACATGAAGCCCTCATACCCGTCAAATTTCCAGTCCAGGAACCCTGATACATCCCACCATTTTTTCTGCTCTGGCGGTAGACACATTGCCCATACTATCAACCCAACCAGGAATGACTCATGTGCCCCAGAATTAGCAAGACGTTCTATTAACTGCATGGTGGGGCCCACCTGAGTGCATAGCTCAGCCCATTCAAAACTACGTAGTTCGTTGAATGTAAGGTGCCTGATGTGCTGCCCACTAACTTTAGTGACCGGTGGTTCAAGTGTGCCATGGTAATATTTTTTAACCAGGTTGATATTCGAAAACTCAATAACCCTATGCATAGAGGCCTCTGTAATATAGAACAAATGATTGAGTAACTCTTTATTTGTGATAGGGCCGTAGGGAGCCAGCCCCGGACCATACTGTATTTGCGAAATTCTAATGAGTGAGTAGTTACCCATCGAGGGCAAGTGGTTGTCCTTAGTTATATATAACGCAGTTAAATTAAGTGCCGGCAAATAAACTGCGTACGTCCGGACAGCAGTATCACCGATGCGATACATGTAGTTGCCATTTATATTCACACCATACATTATATCAAATAAGAATAGCGTGGCAAGGTCGAAAGTAGACTGTACCAGACAGTCATTATTGAGTTGTATGTAAGAGAAGATAGTAGATAGATGTTTTAGACTACCGGCCCAGGATCTTCGTCTGGTTGTGGTTCCGGTCCTAAGTCTTGTTCCGCTAATCTTAACGAGTTTTGTGCGTCTGGGACCGGCACGGCTACCGTCGGTTCGCCCTCGTAAAAATCCTGCGTATCAATATCATAGTTCATTAATACGGCAGCGGAATATTGTTCCTTATCAAGCATATCGCTCAAAAATTTACTAGCCACCATAAAAGAAGATTCTTCACCCTGTACTCCTACGGAGTGATAGTCTGGCTCTTCCAACGGCACACAGTTTATGCGGTGCCAAGTGAAGGTCATTTTATACTTCATAAAGTCTGTAATTTCAGACCCAAAAATATGTTGACGCGGCCTATTTCTCTGTATAGTATAACTTTCTATACGATCGACTGTTGTAGGGTTAACAGGCGGCATGGCTATGCTGACATCGTTTGGAGCGTACATTGTATGTACACCACCAGATTTCGGGTGTTTGTACACCACGTCATAACCTTGCCATCTCTGTACTACACCATAAGCCCACAGATCGTGGTAATTGTACCCACGATAGTCCCTAGTTCTGGTCTCCTTAACAACAGTTGGATTTATCTGAAATATACTTGCATAAGGTGTGCCAAGAATGAGTGAACCTGCTTGCCCGATGATCAGGGCACAACAACCGGGATACACGATCGTCCCAGACCGGACACCATTATTAACTGCTATATAGCCATACTCTTCCATATTGCTTATATTTATCTGACCTATTTTCATCACCCGTGTGAATTGTGACCTTATGCCACCTAGTATGTAAGTAGATTGGTGTCTAAAAACCGGCTTAGGTATAGCCCGGCCTAATATCGCGGAGTATAGCGCATCAGCTCTAGCTGTTTCTTCTAAGGCGTCCTCTGTGTTGTATTCCATCTTCCGGATAATGTGCTTTATATTTTTTGCGTTGAATATAGCCAAATATTCACCCCAGTACCAACATGTAGTAGCAAAAAGTGACTCGAAGTAAGGGGCGTCAGATTTTGAGAGCGCAAGCTTGTTTATTTTTAAAGCTTCTCGAGAAATGTTTACACCGCCTTTCTCTAGCAGCATAGGTAATGCTGCTCGACGTAAACCGAGCCTAGGTAAGTGTAATACGCGTTCCATTCCAGTCCACCAGTGAGCTTCTACTGTCTCCGTTCCTGGCTGGACCAACCAATACCTTAAGCTTCTATAAGCACTAGCAAGTTCCTCATACCACTTATGTGTTGTGACTAGTGTGGATATCGTGTTTACGATGTCTGACTCTGTTACAGTAAACATCTCATTGTTATCTAACCGTAAATCAGAAAAACATTTAATCGTTTTTTCGGATATACCAAAATCAATATCTTGGTCTATCAGTAAAGGGGTGGTTCTTTTATTACCATACAACACCTGTCCTAGAATGGCAACTTGTTTCTTTTGTAACCCACTACCATTAATATAACCGTATACGGTACCATATCTATCAATTGCCTGCTCATTTGCAGGCAATGCGAATTTATCGCATTCCAAGATACCACCTTGGTCAAATTCGTATTTTTTATGACTGTCCGTGTATCTAAAGCGACACTCGATGAAGCCGAATTCCTCTCCGAAATGGGGACCACTTCTGCTGTGGCCATCATTATATTCATACATGTGTATAACTTTAGTGTTATACTTAAATCTATGTGCGTGCCAGACTGCTTGTTCAATATTTTGACCATTGTTGTCTAACATAAACCTCGGGGGTAGAGCAGCGTACCATGCGCGCATACTATTTAATAAGTTGCGTGTCTCGGGATCTGCCTTATACATGCCGAAGCCTATGTGGTTGCGTTTGAAGAACTCGATGAGCCTTGTATACATAACATTCCAATCATCATCAATTATAGTTTCAACTTGTTCGGGGTGCATTATCAATTCATAATCATACTTGTTTAGCTTTTCTAGCATTCTATACACGTGTAACTTGACTAGTAACGCGTACATAAGGGCCGTTGCGTTATCATAGAAGTCATTCACAACAACAGAATTAAAGAATCGGTTCAATCGCTGCTCCTTCAGTTCTACGTTGTCAGCTAGCTCTCGAAATCGCTTTGATATAGCTACGTAGTTAGGGATACCGTCTTCGTCTAAATACTGCGGATTCATGCCGTAGTGGGAGTGTTGAGAAAAGTCGGTTCTGACACGTTGTGGCACTCCGTAAATAGTTCCCTTTGCCAAGGTCTTGGTAGGGTTTCGTTCCTCAAAACGGGCACCATACACTTGTTCTATAATACCCTTGTCTCCTAACGAAAGGTTCTTTGTCCCTTCTACTATGATGGCCTTTGACCTATCATGTTGTATATCAGACTTTACGTCTTCTTTTTTTTCAGCTCGAGCGAAGCTGAGCTTGAGTGTGTTTCTAATGTAAACTAACCCGTCGCCGAAACTAGCGATGGAGCCTTGGACATTCATGATGTCTTTGATGTATTCCATTGTGAAATGTGTGTGTGTGTTGAAACTTTTTCTCTTCTCCGGATTTATGGG